AGTGGTGCATATCAAACGTATTGTTTGATGGAAGCAGGAGGATTTATGATGGTAGGTAAAATTCCTGAGTCTCCTGACGATACTAGCAATCCTTGGTCATATAGTGGTGCTAGATGGTCACAGCAATCTACTACTAACGAGGCACAATGCCAGACCACTGGTGGTGGAGATGCCTTAAATAGAGGGTACTACGGTTATACTTTGCAGGAAGGATTTATCCTTGCTATGGGTGACTATCGTAATTGGTTATATCCAAAATCAATTCCTATGACAGGAGTTACTGCTAGAGGTGCCTTTACTGGAGGACAAACTAACATATCTTCAGTTGATAGAGAGAATTTTTTAAGTTGGATTGGCAACACTGGTATCAGCAGAAATAATTGGGATAATCAACCGCATTGTAATAGAATTGGTTTTAATCGAACTGATTCTAGTAGTACAGGGATGAGATTTGGTATCACTATGAACAATGAGAACGAGTGTAACTCTAACGACTCTGCAATTGGGTTTGGATGTTATACAAATAATCAAAGTACTAGTGGTGATAGAAACTGTGCTGCTGGCGGATTCCGTTGGAGTGGTACTGTCCGTTATCCAAAAAATGGTTGGATTTTTGTAAAGTAAGGAGAACTATGAGTACTATTAGAGTAGACGAACTTAGAGCATTATCAGATAATGATTTTTCTATTAATGTAAGTCCCAATGATAACTTTGAAATTCAAGGAACTATTGAGTTTGACTCTGGTGCATCTTTTTCTGTACCTGTAGGAACAACTGCCGAAAGACCAGCATCACCTGTGGGAGGTATGTTGCGATACAATACTACACTTGGACGTCTTGAGTTTTATGATGGAACTGTTTGGCAAAACTTTATTGGTTCTAGTTCTGCACCAAACGGATCTAGTGAAGCACTTGCAGTTACTTCAGTGCAAGGATTATATGATGCTGGAGAGGTGACAGATGGATTATACTGGATTAACTTTGATGGTACTGCTAGACAGTATTTTGTGCCATTGAACAGTCATCCATACTATATTATGATGGGTAACTGGGGTGGCGGTGCATCAAGGTTTCTTCAAAATGCTGGTTCTCTAAGTGGTAATCAACTGAATGGTGTTGGTGATAACACTCCTACGGGAAACTGGACAAATAATGGTACTTATGGATATTATAGAAATACTGGTGGAAGTGACTTTAAGTACGCTACAATGGATGCCAGGGGTATACAATATCGTTATGTGAAGATGAGATTTAATCTCTATAACTATAATTCTAATGATGGTGTTAATGGTAGAAACTTCTTAGGTATCACTTCTGGTGTTGGTGATGGTATGACAATTATGAGAGATAATAGTGCTGTAGGTGATGCCCAGCATATCTTTACCTATTATTGTGCTATCTCTAATAATGATGGTAATGGTTGTCCTTCTGCAACTCCAACATTTCCCTCACATGTACGGGTAGGAGGTAATCCTGGTGGATTTATGGGTAGTAGATTCAACTGCTTCTCTAGAGAAGGTAGCGGTTATACTTCAGAATATGTTAGAAACTTTACTCCAGAGGGTGGAGACAGTGGTGGTGGCACTGTACCTAATGCCTTTACTGGTGATGCTTGGTATGAAGTAGACCTAGGAGTTAACTATCCCCATAATATACATTGTGTCATTCATTCCGATCAAGATAGTGGTAATGAGGACACCTATATAAAACGAGGAGTTGTGCTCGTTCGTCCTGCATAAATAATACGAAGGAAACAGAACCGTAATGTCTCAATTAAATGTTGACAGATTAATATCCTTAGGTGGAGGTGGTGGTACTGCCTCCATTCAATTAGAGTCTAGTGGTAACTTTAATTTTGACACTGGTACTTTGTATGTTGATAGTACTAGTAATGAGGTGGGGATTGGTACTACTAATCCAAGAGCATCTTTAGACATTGCTACTACTGATGGTATTATCATACCAGTAGGAACAACTGCTCAAAGACCATCATCACCAATTGAAGGTATATTTAGATATAACTCAACAGACCGAACATTTGAAGGTTATGCTTTTAATGAAGGTACTAATGCTGTAGAATGGGGACCAATTGCTGGTGCTGGTGGTGGAACACCTGATCAATCTACAGACAGATATAGTCTTGACTATTCTAAGGGTGCTATATTAAAATCTGACGGAACTAATGCTTATTGGGAAATTGCTGGTCAGGCAACTGAATGGAGCATGGCAAGAATTTGGACGCATGGATATGTTGGTGGGGGTTATCAAAGTGGTAGTCCCTGGAATAATGTAAACCGTACTGTTCACGCTACAGATACATCAACAAACCTTGGCAATACTTTAGATAGGTCTGGTGCTTACATGGCAGGATCTTTCTCAGATAATCGTCACTGGTTCCACTCAATGGAGAACACTTATAGAGGTTCTTCTAACTATACGTCTGGATTCAGTATGACATCTGAGTCGGGTATTACACACCAGAATTCCTGGGATATGACTGTTAGTAGAGGTTCGATGGGTTCATTCCAAGATTATGAATTCCAAGGAGGTTATTCATATTTAATTGGTGGTGGTAATGCTAGAACTGATGCGATGAATCTCAAAACTGAGGTTATGAGAACATCAGGATTTCCTCCTAATCATGCTGATGGAGGTGAAGATCCTTCATGGGGTGGTAACGCAAGACTAAAAGGTTGGTATAAGAGAGCTGGTACTCGTCAAGCATTAATTTGGAATACTGAATCCTGGCAGAACTGGACACAAGGACCAGGTGGTGACGGATGGAAGAAGATTTTAGGCACAATGTTAGGTCACATGTATGTGGGCACTGGCAATAATAATCAGAATGGTAACCAGAGAGTTGATGATTCGAGTGGTGTTCAGGTAGGAGGTTTGAACTTTGGTAACATGGGAGAGGAAAACTTCCAGATTGGTATGAGAAAAGGTTATTGCTTAGGTAACTACAATGGTTCTCAGAACAATAATACTTTCAAAGTGAACTATGCTACTGATGCATATAATAACCTCGGAGGTTCTTCACCTCCATCAGGTCATGGTGGCATGAGTTCTGCTCACTGTTCATCTGCATCTGCTATCTCAGGTGTTGATGGTGCTGGAGCAGTTCAGTATGATTACGGTACAAATATTCCTAACTACTAATGAATAATCAAAACGACGTTATTGTTATCGACCTAGAAAAGTTTCCTCATGTAGATGATTGGGGAACGAAACTTGGTGGTCATCTGGGATTAGAATATTTTTACTTAGCAGATGAATATTTTGATTATATCCCCCAGTATGTAAACTATCTGCGTTTTCCTTCAAAGGAAGGGACTTTAGGTTCAAAGTATTGGGGTGAGGCAAGGTCTGCAAGATCTGAATATGGTGAAAATGAAGAAGGAACAACACAAAAAGATAGAGTTAGCGTTGATAATGAATTAGTCAGAACATACACTATTCCCTTCATGAAGAAGGTGATGCGTCTTAAAGTACAAGAGATTTTTGAAAAAAGATATAACGAACTACGCACTAAATACAGTGTATTAGAAGATGCAACCTGGCAAGATCAGTTAGCAGAATCTAATGCATATCTTGAAGATGAGACTACTGCTGTCACATTGATCAATAGATTAGCAGAGATTAGAGGATTGACAACCAAAGAGTTTGCTACTATAGTGGTAGGGAAACACACTGATTGGAAAACCAAATTACATGATCTTGCTGTGCAAGAACAAACCATCCTTATTAAAATCAAAGAGTGCTTTAACGTTGCTGACGCAAATGTTTTTCTTGAAGATTACTTTGGCATTGAAATGTCAAATCAACAATGTTTAGAATTTAGTAGATGTGAAAAAAATGATGAAACAGGACTCATTACAAGAAAAGAACCCTTCGTCTACGGACTCAGGTTCTAATCATCCAAATCTTCCTATCAGTCAAACACTGGAAGATCTGAAAAATATTGCTCCCTGGGAAGTTGAAGAGTCCGATGTTGCATTGATGCAGTGGGCAGATCAAGTTCCATTTGGGCAAAGTGAATTTCAAAATCGATATTATGTAATCAATTCACAGATAACTCCATGGAGACAATTGCGTCAAGCAATTATGGAGTTGCAAGCACGAACAAATAGTCTACAAAAGATTACAGTACAGTATAGACGTAATCTTAATGACATTGCTCGTCTTAAAAGTGAGATTGCAGAGGAAGAAGATCCATTTCAAAAAACTGATCTTGAGTGTCAACTAGAAATTTGCAAACTTGATACACAAGTATGGATGAATAAAATCCGTCAGTGTAAAGAAGAAACTGATGGCATTATGTCTATCATCAAAGAACGCACTGACTGCGATGATTTGGATAGTGTTATTGCTACATTTGAAGACCCTGCTATTATTGAAGCAGAAGAGCATAAGTACTGGATTGCTCGTATGGCAAAGCAGTGTGCTATTGACTTGCTAACTACTGGTAGAGTTCAATCAGGTAACTTGGAAAGTATGCTGATGATGAAACCTGAAGATCAAGCAGCAATCACTGATCTTGCTCTTACTTATTCTACTGCGATGAATCATTCCATTGGAAAGTTCAAAGAAATCGCAGAAGATAAAGTAGAAAATATGCTGTCAGGTCGCGGACCTGAAATGTTTGATACCTCTGGAATATTCACTGATTATGCAACAAACAATATCACAAACCGCAGTCTTCAGTCTGCCGATCAACCCCAAACTTGATCCAGAGTATATTGGGGAGAGTCTTATTCCTTTCCTTAATAAACATAAGCATTTAATTTACGATTTATATTTTACATCTAGAATGCCTCCATTTGTGCAAGATGCAATGGGGGATGTTTTTCGTACAACAAAAAATGCACAGAGTGCTGCAAAAAACTCACTGTATATTATGCAGGAGACAGGTATTCCTCTGTCTGCTACATTTAACAATCTATGGGTAAGACCTGATCAGAATAATTTAACTCTATGGATTCAGAACTTTAAGTTTCTGTATGATGCTGGTGTTAGGACTGTTACTTTGCCTCATACATCTTGGGTGATGACAGGACAAATCCAGAAAGAATATCCTGACTTAAAGATTAAGAATACTATTCTTCGTGAGGTAGTCAAACCTAACGAGATTGTCACTCTTGCTAGTGCTGGATTTCATTATATTAACTTGGATCGTGATATTATGAGGGACCAAGATGCCTTGGTTCGTATCATGGACGCGAAGAAGTACTGTGCAGAGAAAGGAACTCCTGTGGAGTTTTCATTGTTAGCTAATGAGCATTGTTGGGGTGGTTGTCCTATCATGCCAGAGCATTATCAATACAATAGCACACGTCAGGGCACAGAACCTCAGTATTTTAACAGCGAGATTAGTCGTATTTCATGTTCACGATGGGATGAATATGATTCTGCAACAGAACTTAAGCGTGCTAATATACCGCCCTGGAGAGACGATTGGCAATGGTTTTTAGATAATGGCATAGATGTATTCAAACTGCACGGCAGAGAGGATGCTATGCGTCTTAGAGAGTCGATGGATATCATCGAACGATGGGACAATGGTGATGAGTTGATGTTTCCTGATTTTGAAAAGTACATGCAGGATGTTGATATGCCTGATGCACCAATTAATATCTGGAGACAGAAGATTAAGACATGTAAGTTTGATTGTTGGGATTGCAACTATTGTGAGTCTGTGATACAATCTAAATTAAAGAAGCAGAATCGTACAATGAATCCTCTTGTAGAAAGAGTTATTAGTGCCATCGATGGTGCCGTTGATAATAACTCAAACTTTGATCCTACTGATTATGATATTGTTGGTTTATCCTCTAATAAAGTAAGACATTTCCTCAACAATCTTCTTAGTGAGCGTGGCACAGTATATGCTGACGTTGGTTGTTACATGGGTAGCACACTATTTGCTGCTATCATGGGTAATACTGCTGTAAAAGCATACGCTATCGATGACTTTTCAGACTCTACAGTAAAACCAATGCGTAAGGAACTTCAAGAAGACTTTGAGGTTGATAATCCTGCTGAAATATTTGTACAAAACTATGAGAAGTGGCAGAATCCAAATGCTGCTGTTGGATTAGTTGTTAAACCTATCTCTCAGGTAGTATTCAATCCAGAGTTTCCTCCTCAGGTTCTATTCTATGATGCTGAGAATGATCCTAAACGAATGCAACCAAATCTAGAGTATCTTCACAATCAATGTGCTGACTCTTATATTCTTGTTGTTGATGATGCAAACTTTGAAGGAGTTGTATCATGTACTGATGCGTTCTTAAGTGATAAGAATGTTATTTACAAGAGATTGATCACAACTGAGACGCCTGAAGATGCTAACGATTGGTGGAATGGTTTGTATATTGTAGTGATTGAGAAGTAATGGAAATAATTGATGAGTTCTTAACTCCATCAGAGTTTGGGCATATTAAACAATCCATGCTAGGTTCATTCTTCCCTTGGACTGTCTCTAAGATTGTTGATGATACTACCAACAATCACAATAGAAATGTGCAAATGGTTCATATGTTTTATGACCGACATGCTCCAGTTGATAATAGTGTTGAGTTGTTATATCCTGTACTACAAAAACTACAACCATGTGCATTGTTAAAGATAAAGGCAAACTTTTTAGTTGGTGTAGATAATATTATTGAGCATGGGTTTCATAATGACGTTTTAGATGCTGATGATCGTCCATATCTAAAGACATCTGTGCTTTATATGAACACCTGTAATGGTTACACACTGCTTGAAGATGGCACTAAAGTTGAATCAGTAGCAAACAGATTGGTAACATTTCCTAATAGCACAAAGCACACGGGAACAACTACAACTGACTCAGAATATCGGATGGTAATTAACTTTAACTATGTTTAGTGTGCCAGTTGAAACAAGTGTCACAGAGGGGTTGCGACCCCTCTTTTTTTATGCTATATTACATAGGTAAACAAATGACAGGATCATGCCTCAATTCACTCTGATCTGCACTGACGAAGATTCAACGGTAACAACTAAAGAGTTTGAAGCAACTATCCTAGAAGACGTTGTGGACAAAACAGAAGACTTTTTGAAGGGTGTTGGTTATTGCTTTGAACAACTACGCACACAAGTGTACCCTATCCCCGAAGTTGACGAGATTCGTTCAATTTACAAGGATGTAGACTGATACATATTAATGTAATTTATCATTGATCACTTCATTACAATGGGTAAAACTTTTCGGCGTGGCGGAAGCGAGCGAGGATACTATTCTCCTGGCAAATCAATCCGTGATAAGCGAGCAAAAGGCGGCACTAATCGTTCACCAAGATCAGAAGAAAACTATGACGATTTCCAATCCAAAGGAAACAAAAAAGGAAGACGGTTTAATCCTGAACTCGACAATGATTCTGGATGGTACTGAAACTGATGTGGACGAATTAGAGTTCGATGATTACTCTGAGATAGATTATGATCTTGATTTCACCGTACAGTATTAATTCTATGGACTTTGATAACGAATCACAAAACATTAAGTTCAATCGAGGACTTGATTTGTTCATGGAATCTGTATTGAAACCAGACAGTAAATTGCGTGAGTGTGCTCACAATCAAAAATGTTACACCGAACTGATGTATGTCCGTTCCTATGTTCTTGACTATCTAAAAACTCTAAGACGAGACGACTAATGCAATTTTTACACTCACCAATCCTTGACAAGGATGAGAAGATGGTTCTAAAAGATGCGTTGATTATGTATGTCTCTGATATACAGAAACGGTTTTATGCTGATGGTGCAATTCCTGAAGACGTGTATCTAAGTAAGATGAAACACATAAAAGAAATAGTTGACACATTACATTTGAGTGAGTTGTATCGCCAATGACTATTGAAATGTTCTGTCCTATGTGGTATTACCGTGGGACAGTTTCTGATGAGAAGCAAACATCTATCAAAGATTTGTTTGCTGAGTTCTTATCAACTGAGGATAACTTTAGAGAACCAAATGAGTGGAACTGTACTGTAAAAAGTTCATTCAATAATCCAAGAAACACCACTGCTCCTTGGACAGAGTTTCTGTCACTAATCAGTGAGCAGATTGATGAGTTCATGGATGAAATGTCTCCAGTTGTTGATGTGTCGTTAATACCTAAAGAGGCATGGGTTAATAAGTATCCAAAAGGTGGGTTTCAAGAGTATCACGATCACTCTGTGCCTAATTGTAACTTAAGTATGGTTTATTTCTTTAGAGAATTTGACGATACTGTTTTTAGGTTCTATAATAATGAGGATTCTAAATACAAAACATCAGGATTAAAGCAGTTGTTCACTATTCCCAGTGCAAATACAATTGTTCCTAATGCGAATCAAGGTGATATTATGATCTTCCCATCATTCTATCCTCACTATGTGTGTCCTAATCGTAATGATGAAGAAAGGATTACATTTTCTGCTAACTTCCTTGTGACACCTCAAGAACCTACACAAGGTTCTCCCCAAACTCCCTAATCTATGCAATACTAATAATGTTGGAAAAAGAAATCCGCCTATTGAACAAAGTCATCAAGAAAGGCGAAAGTGGTGAAGTCAGATATTCTGACGATGAACTGCACAGACTCAAGCAAAAACGTCGCCAGTTGAAAAACTGGAAACAATCAGCAATCACTTCACAAAACAATGGATTCGGTCAGTATGTACGATGAAGACTTCAACGTCTCTTGGAGAGAGAACGATCAGGTACAACTTCAAGAAGATGAATGGATCTCTTCAGTATTAGGAACTGAAGAAGAAGCAATCTGTGATGTATTATCAGAACTATGATTGGATTAAGAGTTAGGGTTAGACCCAAAAGCAGAGATGCTAAGCAAAAGTTTATCTATGACCTGAAACGATGTGATATAATGTATGTCACTGATCGTAAACGCTTGTGGCATCTATTTAATCCTAACTCTGGTATGAGTCTTTATGTTCACCCTACAGATGATCCTAACTGGGAAATTATTCGATGAAAAAAGATTATGATCGTTGGCGTATTCTCTGGAAGAAGGAGAAGAAACCAGGATTTTTTGCAACCCAAGAAGTTATAGTCTATGGAATGCACAATGTTGAATATGTAATCGACAATCTTGTGCCAGAAAATGTAAATTGGGATGTCCTCCCCGCGTGACAGTCACCGAACTGGAGCAGCACCCTTGACGGGGTGCTTTTTTCATGCAATACTGTATACAGGTCAAACAAAGCAATGCCTCTCACCGCTGAACAAGGATTCAAAACCCGCGAAGAATACTCTACTATTAAAGAGAAGGAAGTTTGTGATGCTCACGGTCTGACACAAGTTGGAGGTTCACGCACTAAAATTGATGGCACTGATGGTGTCAACAATAAGAGCATCAAGAACATGTCAGGATCTTCTACACAGGTTCACCTCACAACACAGAAACATTTCATCAAGATGTTGAACATCAGTGGTGATGCTGCTGAGTTCATTGCACATTTCTGTGGTAGTGTAGGTTATAACTACAACGGCAAAGATCGTCGTACTATCAAACAGATTGATACAGTACAGGTTGATGCTTTCAAAGAGTTCCTTAATACAAACAAGGCAGAGGTTGTCGATCTTATTATTCGCAATGGGTTCGACATCACGTCAGTTGTAATTAAAAATACAAAGACAAATGAAGAGTTGGAGTTGACCTATCAGGAGATTTGTGATAAGATTAAAGATGCTCAATGGGTCTTTCTTCGTGGTGGTATTCACCTGAAAAATGCTGATGGTAAGAGTTACTTCCACTTTCAGCGTGAAGGTAAAAAGAAACTGGGCAATCGCTACAATGTTCTGTGGCACATTCACCGTAACCTGTTTGTATGATTATCAATAAAGATTGCATCGAAGGCATGAAAGAGATGGAAGATAATTCCATCGATTGTATTGTCACATCCCCTCCATATAACAAGAAGGGATTGTTAGGTAAGGTGAAGCAAGGTAATCAGATCTGGGGTAAGTTTCAGATCGATTACAACACTTATGGTGACGATATGCCTGAGGATCAGTATCAGGCATGGATGGTAGAGTTTCTCAACCAATGTCATCGTATTATTAAACCCGATGGTTCTATCTTCTTCAATCACAAACCTAGAAGATTTAAGAATCGGTGCTATTTACCTACTGATTTCATTATACATAGTGATGTTCAGTTATATCAACTGATCATCTGGGATAGGAGAAACTCTCCTAACATTCGTAATGATGTTTTAGTACCTTGTACTGAACACATTTATTGGTTCTGTAAAAAGAAACCAAAAGTGTTTCGTGATGCTGTATCCCCTGAATTTAGGGGTGAAGTATGGGTTATTCCACCCGATCGTCAAAAGCAACACCCAGCACCATTTCCGCCACAACTTGTAAAGAATTGCATTGCACTTTCTACTAAGGTTGGTGACACCGTTCTGGATCCCTTTATGGGATCAGGTACAACCGCAACGGTTGCGACAGAATGTAACAGAAAATGGATTGGGTTTGACATTGACGAAAAATATGTTAGTATTACTAATGAAAGAACAAATGCAGGTCTTACCTCTTTGTTCTGAAGCATGTTTATGATGCTTCAAACATACACTCTCACCTGACGCAAGCGTCAGAATTTATATGCAAATTCCAAACCCTGGTGATAACCTCACCATCGGAGATCTCGTCCAACGTTATCTCGATAAAGAAGGAGATAAGGCAAAGAAAGGTTATATTGGTTCATCACTGCTTGTAGAACAAGCGCCTTATGCTCAAGTCATGAATAACATCGTTGATAGTCTGTATCAGCGTATGCTTTCCCATGCAAAGATTAGGTCTTACGGACAATGCAACCTAGGATTAATGGTTGCATCTATTATCTCTCGTCGTCCTCCTGAGTTAGAAGAATACTCAGGAGATTATGTCATCGACGGACAACACAAGGAGGTGATCTATGGTGTCAACTGTGTTGAAACTTCACCTCCAGTTACACAACAAGTCCTTGAACATGACTACGATCACAGTGTTAGCAAGATCGCGAATCTCAAGCGTATCTTGATGGCAGAGGCAGAACTTTTCTGGTCTCTTAACACTCTTCGTAAGAAGTTAACCAAGATTGATGAACTTCGTGCTGAAGTTGTATGTGGTGAAGAAGATGCTCTGCATGTGCAATCTGTCATGCAGGAACTGAATGTTCAGAACGATGGTTTCGGTTCTGTTAAAGACGATGCCTTGGAAGTTACTAACTTCGGTCAGTTCTATTACATCATCACCGCAGACTATAGCAGGAACGTTCTCGGTCTTGAAAAGATCAAGCGAGGATATAAACTTTGGGAAGAAGTTTATGGGTTCAAGGGTAAGGTTCACGGTGTTGCACTTCGTGCCCTATGTTTCATCGATCGCTACATTGAAGAGGGTCTGAGTAATGGTAAGGCGAAGCGATTCCGTGAGTGGATTGTTATTAACCTCGCAGCACAGTTTAGTCAAGAGGCATTAATTAAGGGTTACGGTTCCTTTGATTCTCCTCGTTGGGTACTCTATCGTGTCATTGAGATGTATAACACAATGGAGAAGAATGTGAAAGGCAAAGGTGCTCAAACTCTTGGACCAGTTACCCTCATCGAAGCAGTGGAAAGATCTCAAGAAAATAGATTCAAACACCCTGACGATATCAAATGGGCGATTATTAATCAGGCATAAGTGTAAAGATATAGTATGTGACAGTCGCTGGACTGGTCGGGACCCCTTGACAGGGGTCTTTTTTTATGCAATACTATAAGAGTCAAAGAAACGCATTCGATGCAACTCCGTCCCCACCAGCAACGCGCTTTCGATGCCATGCAGGCAAACGACTGTGGGCAGGTGATCATCCCTACGGGTGGTGGCAAGACTTATATCATGATCGCAGATGCTATGCACCGTGCTGCACAAGGTCAAACCATTGTTGTTGTTGCTCCACGTATCTTGCTCGCTAATCAACTCTGTGAGGAGTTCATGGAGCACATCAGTGGTACT